ATACGCCGTATGGCAGATCCCGCATTGGGATTTACCAGAAGGATTTTTAGACACTAACAACATTAATGAAGCCCGTCGCGTAATGTCAGAATCAGAGTTTAGAATGGAATATGAAGCCGCTATGATTTCTGATTCAGAAGGATTTTTTAAGGCCTCGCTTGTTGAATCCTGTACAATGTCTGACTGCTTCCTTGAAAGTAGAGGCGCCCCTAATACTGAATATATTTTAGGAGTTGACCCGGCCCAAGGTGGAAAGGCAAGCTGTGGTTTTGTGGTTGTTAGAATTGGTAGCCCAAATAAAATAGTAACAATATTAGAATTAAAGCGTAAGACCACACAAGAGATAACAAAAACTACACAATCAATTTGTGAGAATTACAATGTAGTACGGATATTCATGGACAAGGGCGGTGGTGGTAAAGCCATCATGGATTTACTCGAAGAAGGTTATGACAACCGCGAACCTATCATAGATCGTACTGATGAAGATAAGATTCATTTGCCAGGTCGCCATATTTTAGAAATGGTGAACTTCAATCCAGGATGGATTGCTGATGCTAACTTTACTACTCTTTCTTTATTGGAAGATAGGAAGTTGGTTTTTAGTGGCCCGCCATTAATGGCTGTAGATATTTTAGAAGAACTCTACGAGAGTACAAGAGAACTTAAAAGACAGATGTTAAACATCATAGTTACACAAACTTCTACTGGTATCCTACATTTTGACACTCCTAAGAAAGACCAAAAGAAAGATCTTTATTCCGCACTAATATTAGCTGCACATGGCGTCCGCATGTTTGCCAAAGAGATGGAGGCCCCTGGAGATCCAATACTCCATAATTCATCTGGTTTCGTAAGAGAGCATAGACCAAATGCTTCATGGAATCTTTTGGATAAGAGTAAAGGTGTTGGGCCTACAACGCCTCATTCGAGGCCAGGTCTTAATTACGCGCTTTTGAAAAAACCTATTAAATAAACTAACCTGTCTATTTATAGGGACTTACCCTAGGGGAGGATGTATATTTATGTCCGAAGATACAACTGTTTCCGGATTGGAAGGAACGATTACTACTGATGAATGTCAGTGCCCCCAGTGTATAGCAACTAAAAATGCCTCTGTTTTTGATAGAACCTTTTGGGATTTATGGATACAAAAGATTTTTAGAAATATTGCCTCCATGAAATTTCAATGGCTTCTTTTTCTTTATATTCCAACTATTTGGGGAATGTTTCATTTAGGTCCAGATAATAAACCTTGGATTTCTTCTGTTGAAGGTTTAGCTTTTTTAGGTGGCGGTTTTCTTACGCTAGCTACTAGTAGGCTTTTGGCTAAAACTTCACTTGTAGAAACGCCAAGTAAAAATAATGAGTTAGACACCGAACAATAAGGAGGATTACGCATGGCCGAAAATTCAGATAACCCAATCGGAACTCCATGGTGGGTCAATAGTTTACCAAATGATTACACACGTTCAAGAAGTGGTTTACAATACAGTAGTGTAAATAAGATTATCGGTAGACAGGATTCTTATAAGTATACTTTGACTGTATCTGATCCTACTACTGTGTCTGGTAAGGACGGAAAGGTTTTAAGATAATAGGAGATTTATATGGAACCAAAACAGCTTAGTAAGCTAACCGCAGAGTTACAAAGTAAATATCCAAATGCTGGTGTTCAGTCCATCGAGATAAATGAGAAGGCTGGGACATCAACATTATTTTTGCGTCCTAATGAAAAAGTTTTGGCTTATCTTGAGAAGGGTGCGGTCATACCTAAAATTAGAAATTCTACTTCGGCCGCAGTCATAACAAGAGATGCCATTGATAGGACGATACTCGATCTTATCAAAAAAGATCCATATACTGATGAGCCTAAGACATCATATGAAAGAGCTATTAGATACTATTATACCGATCCGCTATTAGGATCGGTTGTTAATTTTTTAGCAAGTATATCTAGTAAGGGCTTCGAGCATGATATTGATGATGATAATATTAAAAACTTTTTCGATGTATGGGCATTTGATGTTGGGTTTCCACAACTATTGGAATGGATTTTTTTAGATTTCTTTAAGGTAGGTATGGTTGCAACATATAAAGTTATTTCTAAGTATGAACCTAGAGTTTCTTACCTTTCTCCAGTGCCTGGCCAAAAAATGAAGAAGGCCAGCAAAGAAACGGCCGCTAAGAAAAAGACGTGGTCAAAAGGCTATATCCCAGTAGCATATACGGTATTGAATCCACAGCTAGTAACAATTGAGGGTAATTTACTTTTTAACAACACAAGAATTAGTTTAACAGCACCTAAAGAATTACAGGATTTACTGAAGAAGAAGGGCGGAGATTTAACAGAAGAAGAGAAAACTTTAATTAAAGCATTGCCTTCTGATTTTAAAAATGCCGCCGAAAAAGGTCAGAGTTTCCCGCTTGATCCAACCATTGCAAATTTAATTACTTATCGTAAGCAGCCTTATGAACGTTATTCACGCCCAAGAAGCTTAAGAGTTTTTGAATCGTTGGATTATAAAAAAAGTTTAAAAGAAGCTGACCTGAGCACACTTGATGGTATTACAAATTATATTTTAAAAGTTACAATTGGTAATGACGAATATCCGGTTACATCACAGGAAGAATTAAATGCAGTAGCACAACTCTTCAACACCCCCAGTAAATCATTCGATGTTGTTTGGAATCACACCTTAAATATTGAAAAGATAATCTCACCTGAAATTGGCGACATTCTTGGTAAAAAGAAATACGAACAAGTAAATAGTGATCTTACTGCCGGCCTATCAATAGCTAGAGCCTTTATTGACGGGACTGGTGAAAACATGAGTGTGTCTTCTGCACAGTTAGTAGTAAAGGGTGTTCAAGAGGAAGTTGATTATGCTAGACGTCAAGTTACAAATTGGATTTATCATGAGTATCAAGAAATTGCAGAAGCTATGGGATTCGACCGTTTTCCAAAAATTCGCTGGGATGAGTCTGTATTGAAAGATACTATTATGTACATGAATATTATTTCTCAACTTGTAGATCGTAGAATGATTAGCTACAATTCAGCACTTGAGCTTCTTGGGTTTGACTATAAGAATGAACTTAATAATATGCAAACTGAACTTAAGCTCGTTGAAGACGGTGTATTTGGTATTATTGGTTCCCCATGGCAAAAAGCAAAACAGCCAGTACAAGGCGGCCCTGTAGGAACTCCTTCGTCCGGCCGGCCGAAAGGAAAAGATCCAAATACCACAAAAACTCCTCAGACAAATCCGGCTAAAAAGAATACAACAAATAAACAAACAAAAACTAAACCACAAGCACAACAAGTAGTAAAGAGTTCATTAAAGCTTTCCGACATGATTAAAGATATGAATGATGAAGAGTATTCAGCATTTATGGAAGAAGTAGAAATCTTACGAAATCAAAATGAGGAAGGTGAAACTGATGTCGAAACGTAGAGTGTATAACATTGATAGTGATAAGAGAGTTAAGAATAAAAGCAAAGAACAATTAGAAAAAGAAAAGCAAGAAAAAGAAAACGAGTAGTATAGGAGGTTTGCCGTGGATCATAAATTTTATTTAGAAGCCGACATAAAGGTTCAGGAAGAAAGCGCTGAGCTAAGAAAAGCCGCAGCTTCTGTTATTACTTTGCCAAAAGAAGGTGATAAGCAGCATGACCTTTTATACTTTACTGCGTTGTTTGTTTCTTCTGGAGCAAATCTTAACAAGGCCTATTTTATGCCGTCAGAGCTTGTCAAGGCGGAGAACACCATTGTAAATAAAGCACTTGATGTTGAACATAAGGAAGAAGAAATTATTGGTCACATTTATGATCGTGCTTTTATTGACCCGGCCGGAAATAAACTTGATATTAGAGAACTTGCAGCAGGCAATGGTGATGTTATTAACACACAGAGTATGCATGTTATTATAGCTGGTATTGTCTATAAAAATAGATTTCCAAATCTCGCTGAAGAAATTTCAAAGAGTGAGTGGCGCGTGTCGATGGAATGCTATTTTAAGGACTACGAAGTTAAAGTTGGTAATTTAATTTTGTCAAGACAAGATGCAGAAGCTATGGGCTTTGCAGAAGAAACAATGTTTGCAAAGATGGCGCGAGTAATAAAAAATG